TGTCCTTATGCATCTTGGCCTGACAGAAGAACAGGTAGAGAGACTACAAGGGGCTGTTTACTTAGTATTAAAGCAGAATAACCTGCTGCGAGAGGACTGATGCTATATGGCATTAGGCGACGGCGCCAGAGGGCATATTGATCGGAAAAAGGCTGGGTTGCATGTCCTCCTGCAGAACTGGGGCGGTCAGCTTGAGGGCTATGCGAAAACCCATGCGCCCTGGACGGATCGAACTTCTCACGCCAGGCAATCTCTGCACGGCGGTGTGGACATACGTGGCGAGCAGCAGGTGTTATATCTTTCCCATGGCGTGGAGTATGGTATTTGGCTAGAAAATGCCCACGGCGGCAACTATGCCATTGTGGGGCCGACGGCTGATGTTCATCTACCACGCATCCGCCAGACAGTATTGGACTACTGGAGGGAGTAATCATGAGAAAAACAATCAGGCAGATCCTTGTTGATAATATTCCACAGGTTGAGGGGCGGGTGTATGAACCTCACGCTGCTGGAGCAAGTACGCAGAAGCCCTATTTGGTGCTACGTGAAGGTGTCCAGGACCCAGAAGCGGACTGGGCGGCCTTCTCTACCATTGTCGAAGTCTGGCCCTACGTCAAGCGGACCACGTTTCGGCAGGTGGACAGCCTGGCTAATGCCGTTACAGACACCCTTCATCGGGCCAGATTTGCCCATGCCGGCGAGGAGTACCTGATTGACTATCTGGGCAGTGCCGGTCAGGACTTTGTAGACGAGGAATGGGATGCCATTACCCGGGGCCTGCGGTTCAGGGTGTTTGCTTTGGGTTGGCTGAATGGTCTGACGTATGAGCCGGACCCGGTGGCAGCGCTTCAAGGCTGGGTAACTGAAACATGGCCGGAAGTGCATACCGACCCCACTACATGGACCCCCGTTGATACTACTCCAGGAGTTTATTGGCGATTGGTGCGGATGATGCCAGTACAGACTACGGCAGCGGTCACCTGGATAGAAGCTCAGATAAACGGGCACATCCTGGCTCCCTCTGCTGCTATTCGACTGCTCTGGGTGCGAAAGTTGGCTGAAGGATTAGCAAGGCAACGCAGGCTTAAAATGCTGGATGGGTGTCCTCTTGAGCTGTCGCGGGTTACTGCTGATAGCGAGGCCGATCCGATGAGAAAAGGGCAGATACAGCTGGTTGCCAGGTTTGGAGTTTTGCAGGTCAAAGAAGATGCGCCTGCGCTAAATAAGGCGCACATCACGGAGGTGAAGTAATTGGCAGACGTCAAAAGGCGGCAAGATGCAAAAGAGCAGGAGAAAGTAGTTACACAAAAACAACCTGATAATTTATACGTCCGTAGCGAGCTTATCGGGGCGGCCTCTTCGTTTGGTGTAAGGCCTGAAGTGGTTGCCGGGGCCTTACGACTGGTGGGCAAGGATAAGTTGACGAAAGAAGAAGCAAAAAGTGCGATTAGAAAGTATTTAGAGAGGAAGGTGTAAAATATGGCTGGTGCAATTTTTCAGGTGGGCGAACAAAAAGTGCGCCCGGGTGTGTACGTTCGTGTAACCAGTGCCGGTGAATCATCAGCCGCTGTAGTACCGCAGGGTATTGTTGCGACTTTGTTCCGGTCTTCCTGGGGGCCATTGGGTGAGCCGGTGGTATTGGAGAACGAGCCTTCTGCGCTACAAAGGTTTAGCGGTGGCACTGTTGATGCTGTTCAGGAGAACTTTAGGGGCGGATGCCGGCAGGTAGTGGGTTATAGACTAGGAACTGGCGGGGCAAAAGCGATGGTAACATTGCAAGATACTACTGCAGTTCCGGTAGATGCGGTTAAGTTGGAAGCTCTTTACGAGGGCGTGAGGGGCAATAACTTCACAGTAACCATCCGAGGTTCCCTGTCTGATGATACAAAGCGGGAGCTGCTCCTATATGAAGGTGCTACTTTACGACAGACTGTTGAATTTACAAAAGGCGTTGGAGAGGCGGCTGCCCTAGTTGAGGCGCTTAGCGATTCTCCTTGGGTTGCGGCTACTTTGGTTGCAGAGGGAACCTTAGCAGTTGTTGCTCAGGCACCGTTTGCTGGTGGTGAAGATCCAACAGTAACAGGTGAGGCTTACAGCGCAGGGCTTTCTGCAATTGAAGCAGTTGACTGGAACGTGCTATGTGTAGATACTGATGATGCTGTTACTCATGCAGTTGTCCAGGCGTACATTGACAGGGTAAGAAATGAGGGCAAGCGGGTATTAGCTGTTGTAGGTGAACCTGCTAGTGTTGAACTGTCCACCAGGTTTGCCAATGCTCGAGGGTTCAATGGCCCGGCTATTATATACGTAGCTAATGGTTTTATTGATGCCGCTGGCAATGATTTAGATGGCTACAAGGCTGCTGCACGGGTAGCAGGAATGGTGGCTGCTGCACAGATAACAGATTCGCTGACTCATGCCGTAGTCCGGGGGGCTACCGGCATAGAAGGTGCCTTGACAAATGCAGAAATTGAACAGGCAATCGAATCTGGTGCCTTGGTGTTTACGATGTCTGCCAAGAAGCAGGTGCATATCGAAAGCGGCATCACAACTTTTGTGACACCGACAGCTGATATGGACGCCGGATGGAAGAAAATCCGCAGGATGAGGACGCGCGACAACCTTATTGAGCGCATTGTTGCAACCTGGGATCCTATAATCGGGAAAATCAACAACAACCCCGATGGTAGAGCCACCCTTATTGCAGCTGCTCAGGGGATTATTAATCAAATGGTTGGCGAAGGTGCACTGATAGGCGGAACCTTTGTTGAAGATCCGAATAATCCGCCTGTTGGTGATTCGGCCTGGTTTGTGGCTGCCGTGGATGATATTGATAGCGCGGAGCGGTTGTATATTGAGTTCGGCTTCCAGTTTAGCCCGACAGCATAATTTAGGAGGTGTAAATAATGGCTGATGGACGTTATATATTTCGTGATTGTGTTCCAGACGGTGACATTGACATTGCCAATGTGACTCCTGGGGAGGTACTCACCCGTGCCTGGTCGTTCCGGGCAAATGCCGATCCTGGTTTTCAGGAGGCGTTAGATAGCGGCAAGTTTGACCCCAGAAACATCTTGAGAGGCTATGACGGTGAGCTCTATGACGGCGACGGTAATTTCTTGGCTGAAGTAAACGAATGGCACGCACCTATTAGCTTTGAGAATAGTGATTATCAAGCAGCAGGCCAGAAGCTTAAATGGGCTATCCCACAAGGATATTCCGTAGCGCTCACATTTACCGAAACAGTTGTTCGAGATGCCGTGTTGCTGAATAAGGTTATTGGTGGTTTGAAGGCCGGCTCCCCAGATGTGTCGCTTAACTTTATGGGCGTACTGCGTGGACATAGCGAGGCCTAATTAAAGCAAATAAAGGAGGGCTACAGCAAATGACTGAAGATAGCAAAAAAGATATGTTAGCAGCTGAAGACACAATCCTGAAGGATGTTGGCGGTGTCCTGCAGGCTATGGAGACAATTACCGAATATGATACTTTTAAGGTGATTCGTAACGGCAAAGAACTATTCTCCTTCCGAGTGTGTGGTCTTGACGATGAGGAAATGGAGCGATGTAGAGATGAAGCGACTAAGATGGTCAAGAGTAAGCGACTGGGTACGACAGTGCCAGGCGACTTTAACTCTGCAAAGTTCAACTCCTTGCTAGTCTACCGGGCCACCCATCCGGAAGATCGGAAATGGCTCTGGGATAACAAAGAGCTGCAGCAAAAGGCAAAGGTGATATCTGGCTGGCGTGTTATTGATGCTGTATTACGGTATGGGGAGAAGGAAGCGGTAATTGAGCTGATAGAAAAACTATCCGGCATGGATGAAGATGGAAATAGCCTTGAAGAGACAATAAAAAACTCATAAAAGCAGGGGGCAAGACTACCCTGCTTCATCAGGTTTTCCAGCGGTTAGGGATAACTCCGGATGAGCTTTACGCCAAGTCCTACAAAGTGAGGGCTTTCATTTTTGCTTCGATGCGGGTTCAGCTGGAAGCGGAAGAAGAGCAGGTTCGGGAGATGGAGAGGAGGGCAAGGGGCGGTGGCAGGTAACGAAATTTACAGGGTAGAGATACCGATTATTGTTGATGATCAGACCGAAGGGCCTCTCCGAAATGCGGAAGCACGAGTCAATAGGTTTCAGCAAAACGCAGAAAAGGCAAATCGTAAAACCAAGAAACAGCTCGAGTCCCTTGCCCAGATCAAGGCTGAACCGATCATGAAAGTCAGAGATCAGCTGACAGGCAACGTGCTTAAGGCAGATAAACTGATTCGCAAGCTGGACGCTGAAAAAGCGTCTCCGCTCATCGAGGCCCAGGACAGAGTTTCTGCAGTAGTAACGAGGATCAACGCTGCGCTGAAGGCCTTGGACAAGGGCGATGTTGAAGTGTTGGCTGAAATGAAAGGCCCGCTCATGGATGAGATTGTGAAGGCCAAATCAGCCCTGGCAAAGCTAAACAATGTAAGAGCTGGCCCTATAGCAGAACTCAGGGGTGAGCTATTTGGCCAGCTGAGTAAGGCTACATCCCAACTGCGAGACATTGATAGGCTTCATGTTGAACCCAAAGCCACCCTGCGGGAACGGGTGACTATGAAAGCCAGGGAAATCAGTGGCAATCTTCGCCAGCTAACAAGCAAGGCGTGGACAGTAGTGGTTAATGCAAAAGACAGAGCATCTGGTATCATCAGAAGCATTGGCACGAACTTAAAAAGGCTGGGTGTTGGAGTGATTGGAGGAGCTGGCGTTCTCACCAAGATGGGCATTGATATGTTTGTTGAGCGTGAAAACGTCACGATGGCATTTGAGACCATGCTGGGCAGTGCTGATGCCGCAAAGAAACGTGTCGAGGAGCTGACCAAGTTTGCAGGCATGACTCCTTTTAGCCGTGATGAAATATATGAATCGTCACGTATACTAGAGGTATTTACGAAGGGAGCCTTGTCTACCGGCAAGGGCTTAAAGCTGGTTGGCGATGTTGCAGCTGGGACAACTCAGCCGTTCAATGAGGTAGCCTTGTGGATAGGCCGGCTATATGACGCCATGGCATCCGGCAGACCTGTGGGCGAAATGACAAGTCGCTTGCAGGAAATGGGTGCTATCAGCGGCAGCCAAAGAAACAAGTTAGAACAGCTGGCCAAGTCAGGCAAGAATATCTCCCAGACATGGCCTGAGGCTGAAAAGGTATTCGGGCGTTTTAACGGACAGATGGAAATAATGTCTGAGGGCATGGGAAACCTGATCCTGTCCACCAAATCGTTTTTCCGGGAAAACGTTGTTGCGCGTTGGGGTCAGGGCGTTGAGTCCGTCCTAGGGCCACTCCTGACAAAATTCCGAAACTGGAGAAACGAACATCCCGAGGAGTTAGAGAAACTAGGAAATACTGTTCAGGGAATAGCAAGCAGGGGAACAGAAAAGATAGTTGGATTCTTTGAGGGAGCATATGGCCGTATAAAGGAAATTGTCGAATCTCCCGAATTTAAAAGCGCTACATTCGAGGAAAAGATCGTGATATTGTTTGAAGCTGGCCTTGATGCGGCAGTGACATGGCTGGAAGGTCCGGGAGCAGAACTCATCACAAGCGCTTTCACGACATTGGGCGAAGTTGCAGGGAAGGCGTACCTTGCCGGGATGAAGAAGCTTGGAGAGAAAACGGTTGAAGAGCTGAAGCAGGGAGACCTTGCTGGTGCTGCTGTTCCTGCCGCTGCCATGTATCTGTTGGGTGGCGGAGCGCTACTAAAGGGCGGCCTGACAGTTGGCAAGGGTGCGCTTGCTGGAGGCAAAAAAGCCGTACAGTCCAAGCCTGTGCGCGGGCTTGCTGGGAAGGTCAAGACAGCCTTTGTTGGTGAGGATCTTTTGCAGGCATCCAAAAGAGCAGGGACCACAACACAGACCGCCACCAAGGCAGCCGCTACTACTACAAAGGTGGCTGCCAATACTACAGCAAAAGCTAATAGGCAGGTTGTGGGCTCATCCAAGGGAGCGGCCAAGCAAGTCACAAAAGCATCCGGGAGTCTTGGCACTCTAGGTAAATCAGCCAAATCGCTGGGTAAAGTTGCAGGAAGAGCCGCTGTGCCGCTGGCTATAGGCCTTGAAGCGTACGATATCTATAAGTCGCAGGACAAAGTCAAGGCCACTGGCAAGGCTGGTGGCGGTTTGGCCGGAGCCGCTCTTGGTGCTAAGGGCGGAGCGGCAATAGGTACTATGATATTGCCTGGCATCGGTACGGTAGTAGGAGGCGCACTGGGTGGCGTTGGCGGGTATCTAGCTGGTAGTTTTGCCGGCGGCAAGGTTGTTGACGCAGCACGCGGAGGTGGAGGTGGTGCCGAGCCTGCCTATGCAGAGGGTGGCGGTGCAAGCACAAACCAGTACCTTAACCAGGAGGTCTATGAGCCGTTTCGTGAGCAGGTTGTGAGGGCGGAATCTTGGGGTAGGAATTTAATTGGCAACTTCATGCGCGGTCGTGATTCTGCTGGGATGAGCATGACAGGTTGGCTGAACAATAAAGTTTATGAGCCATTCCGTGAGATTGTAAATAGGTCTGAATCCTGGGGTAGGAATCTAATTGGCAACTTCATGTCAGGTAGAGACTCTAAGGGCATGTCAATGAGCGGCTGGTTGAATAACCTGCTGTACGAGCCTTTCCGTGAACAGGTGAATCGTGCAGAGTCGTGGGGTAGGAATTTAATTGGTAATTTCATGCGCGGTAGAGATTCCGCGGGTATGTCGATGGGCGGTTGGTTAGATTCGCAAGTGTATTTGCCTTTTTGGAGCATTGTTGTACGTTCGGAGTCCTGGGGACGTAACCTCATAGGGAACTTCATGCGTGGCAGAGACTCGGCCGGCATGTCGATGACAGGATGGTTAAACTCTCAGGTATACGAGCCATTCCGATCGGTAGTCAACAGAGCAGACAGCTGGGGACGGAATATGATTGGTAACTTTATTTCTGGCATGGAGTCAAAAAGGGGTGATCTATCAACCGAGGTAAGAACCCTTACTAATCTTGTAGTTAATCAGTTCCGCCAGGGGCTAGGCATCGCGTCACCATCCAAGCTGGCGTTTGATATAGGTCGCTACACCATGTTGGGGCTCATTAACGGCATGAGCTCTGTTGATGTTAAGAAATTCACAGAGAAACAGATGGCAGCCTTAATGGATGCAATGGGATCTGCAGGAGGGAACGTTACGGGATGGCTCAGTGCAGCGCTCATGGCTACGGGAACACCCCTCAGCTGGCTGCCCGGATTGCAGCGCTTAGTCCAAGCTGAATCAAGCGGGAATCCGACTGCGGTCAACAGAATATCGGTTGGAGGGGAGCACGCCACTGGGCTCCTACAGACACTACCCAGCACATTCAGATCTTATGCCGCACCTGGTATGGGTAACATCATGAACCCAGTGCATAACGCAGCTGCTGCAATCAACTATATAAAATCCCGGTACGGGAGCGTGTACAATACTCCCCTATTCAGGAGTGGAGGCAGATATGTCGGATACGCTCAGGGCGACATAGTGACCAGGCCTCACTTAGGGCTTGTGGGGGAAGCCGGGCCTGAGGCGATTATTCCGCTATCGGCACGGATGAGGAGCCGGTCGTTATCGCTGTGGGAGAAAACAGGACAGATGCTAGGGGTGCGGCCATATGAATTTGGAGGTTTTGCAGATCTAGCGCCGGCGGTAGCAACTGGTGGTGGTGGCTATAGCAGTATAAGCATCGTGAATAATGTCAGCGTATCGGTTGATGGAGATGGTAGCGGTGAAACACCCTCAGCAAGAGAAATAGCAGATGAGGTTGCAGATGAAATAGCAATGAAGATAAGCAGTATATTTGGAAACATGCCGTTGAGAAGTTAAACTGCGTACCTCTGTATTTAGCAGGAATATGCATATCAATATAGAACTAACCTGCAAGAGGGGGGTAAGTTATGAGAAAGAATCTATTTCTAATTGCGTCCTTGTTTATGCTAGTGCTTGTGGTGGCGGGCTGTGGGGAAGGAGAAAACGAAAAAAACGCTAACGTCCCTACTGGTGACAACGAGAACGCTGTCATCGAAGAAAAAGCCATAGAACCCGAAAAGGTACTAATTGAAGGGGCAGGGGAACGAATCCTGGAATTAACCGAAGGACTTTCTTATTTTACGATCGTTGAAAGCATTGAAGTATATCAACAAGGGGACGAGACATGGGCTGTTGTAAAAACAGGCGAAATAAAAGATTATGATGACGGCGGGTGGAGCGAAGAAATAGCAAGGCTGACAATATTAAATGCATATGGGAACGTGATCTATCTGGATAAGGTTCTCGTTGTTAATGCAGATAATATCCAAGTAGCCTCGATGTGGAACTGGCTCTCGAAAGAATAAATTAGCAATATATACTTTGGAACACTTTAGAAACGCTCGTAATGGGCGTTTTTTAATTATAGCATGCCCAAGGGCAGGTGAAATATATGCTTTTTAGTCTATCTGTAGGCACAAAAAAAATTCAACTCCCTATGAATCCGGAGAAAATTACGGCTAAAACAGGCAGTAACATGAACACTTTTGAGGTTCTTGACATTGGAGAAATAGAGCTGCCACGAGGCACAAAGCTAGACCGCATTTCTTGGGAGGGGATCCTGCCTGGTGAGTCACGGAGAAATATGCCTTTTGTGAGGCAGTGGCGGGAGCCAAAAGATATTGTAAAAGAGATAGAAAAATGGAAAAATAACGGCACTAAAATTAGGCTGCTGGTGACCGAAACCACAATAAATCAGGATGTGTACATATCAGATTTTGAGCATACCTGGAGTGGTGGTCATGGTGACTGCCAGTACAGTATTTCTTTAGGGCAGGCCCGGGATCTTGTGGTTCAGGTTCAGCCTGGAGAAGCGCCGAAACCTAAACCGGCCCCGAGGCCGGCACCCCCTGCTCCTAAGATGTATACGGTAGTAAGAGGGGATTGTTTATGGAACATAGCAAAGCGGTTTCTGAAAAACGGGGCGCGGTGGCCGGAGATATACAACATTCCAAGAAACAAAAAGATAATCGGCCCTAACCCCAACCTGATTTATCCGGGCCAGGTTCTTCAGATACCTTAAAATATTTCACGTGAAATAACCATAAGGAGGGTTGCATCATGATCGATATAGCAAAAATAAAATACAGCCTTCTCGCCGTGCTATCCGATGGTGCAAAAGTCCGCCCTCAAATTGCAACATCCAATGTAACTACCGAGGAGAATGAAGGGGAGCTGGCTGTGAGGCTTGAGGCTGATTTTCACAACGCCAAAACATCGGATGGAAAGAGACTGCATCAGAAGCTGCCCTTAGGGTGCCGATTATCCCTGTATTCTGATTGGGGAACAGGGAGTAATGAGGTGTTTAGGGGCGCTATCTTTAATTGGCGCTATAAAGAGGATCCGCAGGAGCAAATATCTATAACGGCATACGACCCCCTTTTTTATTTGAAGAACAGCAAAGATGATCGATACTACAAGGCAAACACTACAGGCAAGGCGATCATCGTTGATATCGCTAAAGCTTGGGGTATCCCTCTTGGTACCGTACAAGGGCCGAATGTCGCTCTAGCAAAGCAGATATTTAGAGGTGATGAGCTATCGGATATGATAACGAACGTCCTGGAGCAATCGAAGAAGCGGGGCGGTGGCGAGTGGGTAGTGCGGAGCAAGCAGGGGAAGCTCGATGTAGTTCAGCCGGGGCAAAATTCCCCGGTTTATCATTTCGGAGCAGATAGTAATGTGTCGCTTGTGGAAGATCAGCAGGACATAGAAAACCTTGTTACCCGGGTAAAGGTAATAGGCGCTGAAGACAAAGAAGGCAAGGCGCCGGTCCGAGCCACAAAGGATGGCCGGACAGAGTTTGGGATACTGCAGGATTTAGTTTATGAGCGGCAGTATGACAATCTTTCTGCAGCTACGAAGGCGGCAGAAGAGATACTTGATGAGCAGGGTAAGCCCCGGAAGAAAAGGAAGGTCTCAACTCCTGATCTTCCTTTTCTGCGTAAAGGGGATAAGGTACACATTACAGCGGGTACCTTGAACGGCTACTATGTTGTTCTCGGTATCACACGCAAACTCTCAGATTTGACTATGACGCTGGAGGTGGATGATGTTGGCTAGTGGGATGAGCAAGCTGGCGCAGGTATTGTCAGAGCGGATAGGCGAGCAGACACAGCGACCTGACGACTTGGAACTGGGCACAATACAGGGGAACATGAGTCTCTTAATTGACCGTTTCCCGATACCGATACCGAGAGGTGAATATTTGGTTTGCAGAACCCTTACACTACTAGATCCTCTCACAGCTACAAAATTTACAAGCG